GAAAGAGCTAAATTAAAGTTAGAAAAACTTTATGAAAAAATGACTGGTGGTAAGAAGAAAGAAATGGTTGATGAGGAAGAAAAAATGGATGAAACCTATGGTTCAACTACTTATGAGGAAGATGATTCAACTTACGAAGAAGATGATACGAAAGAATCAACTAATGAAGAATATTTAAGAATGCAAAAATTAGCAGGTGTTATTTCTGAAGAAGAGTATAAAAATAGATTGAATGAAGGTAAATATCGTGTCTATATGAACTCTGATGCGGATGAACCAAATGAAATAAGTTACGAAGAATACTTCGGTGATGGTACTAAAGCTGAAATGATTAAGCAAGCTGAGAAAATGTCAAATGACAAAACAAATCAATATGGTGATCCTATCAAAATAGTGGTAACATCTGAAGATGATATTGATGATGTTGTTTGGACAAATCAATCTGTTAATGAAGAAGAGTATAAAAATAGATTGAATGAAGCTGTTTACCAAGGTGTTTCTAATAGAGTTATGTTAAAAAAATTCTCTCAAGGTTTAGAAAAAAAAGGTGCAAGTTTTTATAATGAACTAACAAACCCAAAAACCCCTTCACTTAAAAAACAAAAAATTATTATTGATTTGATTAACGCCATTCCAGGAGGAAGAAGTTTCGAATCAGAGAGACAACAATATAAAGATGATTTTTCAAGTGGTAAAGAAGGAGAAGAAAGAGCTATCCAGTTTTCTAAGGCATTAGAGGATTATGTGGAAAAAGAAAATTTACAATCTAAAATTAAGGAATAGTTTTAACATCTAACCCGATTCATAGCCGGGTGACTTAAAAAATAATAATGACAGCTGTGGCGTCTCTAGTTTGGAGACGCCACTTTTTTTTGTTATATTAATAGCATTGAAAACAAAAGAAATAAATAATAGATTTATAAAAGTTTTAAATGAAAAATTTGATGGTGATGTTAAGTTACTATTAGATGATTTAGAAAGATTTGCTATTAAAAATGGAGAACAATACGAAATAGCTGATAAAATTTTAAAATTAAAAAATAAATGGAAAAAATAGTAATTGTAGGTGCAGGCGTAGCAGGAATAAACGCAGCAACAAAATTAGTAGATAACAATTATAAGGGACAAATCACAATTATTGATATGGGTAAAGATCCATACAATAGATTACCTGAAGAAGTAATGACAGGAATGTTAGGTGCAGGAGGATGGTCAGATGGTAAATTAACTTATCATACTGAAGTAGGAGGTCAATTATCAAAATATTGTGGAGATAAAAAAGCAATGGAGCTATTCGACCAAGTCATAGCTAATTTCAAACGTTTTCATCCCAAACCAGAAGAAGTACAATGTTCAGATCCCCAAGCAGAACCTGAATTTATTAAACCACATTTTGGATTAAAACTATTCCCTGTATGGCATGTTGGAACTGATTATTTACATGAAATAGGTAAAAATTGGTATAATTATTTAGTTGATAATGGAGTTGAATTTATTTGGGAAACTAAAGTAGTTGATATCGATTTTAATGGTGCTATATATTGTTACCCCAATAATGGTGGTCATTCTAAGAAATTTAGGACATGGTATGATAAACTCATCTTCGGAGTAGGTAAATCAGGAATTGATTTTGGTAAAAAATTAGCAGAAAAATATAATTTACCAACTGAACCCAAAGCAGTACAAATAGGAGTTAGATTCGAAGCACCACAACACCATTTTCAAAAACTAATAGATATTTCATATGATTTTAAATTATATAAAAAATTTGAAGATAAAGGTGTTTCGCTTCGTTCATTTTGTACAAACAACAATGCAGCTTATGTAGCAGCAGAACATACTTACGGAGATTATAGTTACAATGGTCATGCTAAAAAAGATGAAGCATTTCGTAACGATATGACTAATTTTGGTATACTAATGGAAATTAGAGGCATAGATAAACCATTTGATTGGTCTAGAGAAGCAGTTAAAAAATTACAAAAGAATGGTAAAGGTACATTTTACTCCCCCAATTCAAATAGAGTACCATCTACAACATCTGAAGGCGATTATGTAAAAGTAGAAGTAGTACCTAGTATGGATTCACTATATGATGCATTAGGTGATTATGCCTTATACATTGAAAATTTTATTGAAGATATGAAAGAAGTATTCCCAACATTAGGTAATGATTGGGGAATTTATATGCCTGAGGTTAAATATTTATCACCTGAACCACTAGTTAATTATGAAGATTTATCTCTAACTAAATATTCAAATGTATATTTTGTAGGTGATGCTTTATCAGCAAGAGGTATCACAGTATCAGGTGCACAAGGAACTTATGTGGCTGAATCAATCTTATAATATTTATAATAAAACATAAAATGAAAGATTTCGATTTAAAAAAATATTTAGCTGAAGGTAAGCTATTAAAAGAAATCCAAGATTCAGAAGAATATGGAATGTCCGACATTAAACCAGGTGATCAATTTGAAGATGACAAAGGTGAAATATACACAGTAGAACAAATCCGTGGAAATTTTGAAGAAGGTATTGAAATAGATTTTTCATATGATGATGGAATGAGTTTTGGTGACGATACAAGTATGGGAGAAGCTACATTTCCCGAAGATTTCTCAAATGTAGATTTTTTTGATTTATTTACACCTATAACAAAATAAAATGGCAAGAATAGTATTATTAAGTTGCACTAAAGCAAAATTAGATAAACCAGCACCTGCCCAGGAATTATACTCTCCCTCTCCTATGTTTCAAAAAACAAAGGCATATGGTGAGTCTCTTAAACCTGATAAAACTTTTATTTTATCTGCTAAACATCATCTTACCCCAATGGATAAGCAATTAGAGCCTTATGATTTGACTCTTAAAAATATGAAAAAAGATGAAAAAGAACAATGGGGTGAAACCGTTATATCTCAAATGAAGGATAGAGGTATTAAACCCGAATCTGATACCTTTATATTCTTAGCAGGAAGTGAATATATTAAACCTCTAAAAGACCATATTCCTGAAGAAAATATTGAAAACCCAATGCAAGGAAAACGTATGGGTGAAAGATTAAGTTGGTTAAATAAACAAGTTGAAAATTTAAAAGAAATCTTTAACTCATTAAAACAAAGAATATATGAAATTCTCAAATAATATCCCAGAAAGAATAACTCAGTATCTTAATGATATTGAAGATTATGGAGATGAAAATGTTTACACTCCTCAATTCACTAAATTATGCGAATCTACCCTATCAGGAATTAAACCTTTAATTTTAGAATCATTAAGTCCTATGTTAGTTTTAGAAAATTATAAAAAGAAACTTCCAAAAAATCAAAAAGAAATAATAGATGATTTTATTCTTTATATTGAAAACATTTAGAATATTGTTTGGCTTTCCACTAAATTCTCATTATATTTAATAAAAAATATGTTATGAGCAAAAAAGAAAAAATTTACGAATATAAGAAAATGAGAGTAGGAGAAGCTATTCATCATTTATTTAGAGAAACAGGTAATACTAATTGGGTACATCACAATTCTGAAGGACCAGCTATTGAACCTATTAATCCTAAAGATAGAAGTGTATCTAAAGAATATTATTTGTTTGGATTTAAGAAAACATTAGAAGAATTTAAGGATTTTAATAGTAGTAAAGAAGGTTTACCTTGGTATAAAAATCCATCAATGAAAGCAGTAGCTAGATTTTGATATGTTAAACAATTTTATTATATTATAGTTATGAAAATAGGTTTTTGTGGTACAATGTCTGTAGGTAAAACTACATTAGTGAATGAATTAAAAACATTTCCTGAATTTAAGGATTATACATTTAGAACAGAACGTTCTAAGTATTTAAGAGATTTAGGTATTCCATTAAATACAGATTCAACATTAAAGGGTCAAACAATATTTTTAGCTGAACGAGCAGCTGAATTGCTTCAAGAAAACATAATAACGGATAGAACAGTTATTGATGTTATGGCATTTACTAGTTTAGCTGATTCAATTGATTTTAATGAATTAGAAGATTTTGAAAATCTTGCTGTAAATTTTATTGAGGATTATGATTATATATTTTATGTTTCTCCTGAGGGGGTTGACATTGAAGATAATGGAGTTAGAGAAACAAATGCTGAATATAGAGATTTAGTAGATCTTAGTATAAACAAATTTTTAGATAGATATAGTTGGAAAATTAAAAATTTAGTAAGATTAAAGGGTGGTACTGAAGAACGTATAGAATTATTTAAAGAGGCACTTCTTCCCCAATATTTATAATAAAATATTTTTATAATGAAAAAATCCCAACTTAAGGAAGTAATTAAATCAGAAATTAAATCAATACTATCAGAAGACTCATTTGAAGGTATGACTCCTGAAGACATTAAACTTTATCAAGATGTTCAACGTCTAAAACATACAGGAAGAACATTAGATGATGAAAGAGAAGCAGCAGAAAGAAAAAAGATGATGGATAGAGAAAGAGAAGATGATTTAAATGAAATTAGCTCTACTGAAGCTAATGCTCAATTAATGGAGATAGTAGAACATCAAAAGCAAATTCTAAACATTTTAAAAGAGTTAAAAAAAGGAGATGCTGTATTTGCTATTAAAGGAGCTAATCTTAATGCTGCTATTAAACTTATAACAAATGAAGTAGGTAAAACCCTTACTAAAGTTAAAAACCTAAAGCAAATAAAAAGTTTAAAAGAAATCCAAGAATCTGAAGAAATGACAGATACTGAAATGAATGTTAAAGCAGAAAAAGAAGCTAAGGAAGCAGACAAAAAAGCTAAAAAAGAAGAAAAAGAATTAAAAGAAAAAATTAACAAAATTAAATCACTTCTTAAAAAAAATAAACAAGAGGTTTCAAGAATAGCTAAATTACCAAGAAATAAAAGAACTAAAGCAGATGATGAAATGTTTGATAATATGATTAATAAAACAAAAGAATTAAAAAAACTTGAAAAAGATCTTAAATAATATTCAATTAGTTTTTATAATAATTTTAGCAATTGCTTTAATTTTAAGTTTTTTATTTAGACCCTCAAAACCTATTAACACTTATGAAAGTGAGATAAACCAATTACAAACAATAAACAAAGAATTAAGGTTATCTAATGATAGCCTTACTTCAGCTAATAATAAGTTACAAAAAGAAATTAATACAATACTCTATGCTATTGATAGTACAAAAGTTATCTTAAGAAAAACTGAAGATAAATTAGCAGAGTTAGAGAAAAAAAGAAATGAAATACCTAATATCATTAATAATATGGACAGTGATGATATTACCATTAACATCTCAGACTATCTCCAGAGGAGAAGTAAAGGAAATAATTAATAGCAATGGTGATACTTTAATTTTAATGAATTTAGAAGATGCTAAAATTATATTAAGTGATCTTTTAGAATATGAAATTGTTGATAGTCTTCTTACAGTTTATAAAGAAAAAGATACTTTAAATACTAATACTATATCATTACAAAAAGATGTTATAGTTAAACTTACTCAAAAATCATTTAATCTTCAATCTATAGTAGATAACTTTGAAGGTATTCTTCAAAATAAGGATATAGAAATTGATATAAAAACACAAATTATTGAACATCAAAATAAAGAAATAAAAAAACAAAAAACCTTAAAAGTAGTTGGGTTTATTGGATCTATTTTATTACCTATACTCACATTAATAGCTTTAATTTAATATGAGTGATATAAAAAAAGTAATAAGACAAGAATATTTAAAATGTGCTTCAAATCCTGTACATTTTATGAAAAAATACTGTTTCATACAACATCCCCAAAGAGGTAGAATTCAATTTAATTTATTCCCATTTCAAGAAAAAGTATTAACTTTATTTCAAGATAATCCTTACTCATTAATCCTAAAATCAAGACAGTTGGGAATGTCTACCTTATCTGCTGGATACTCTTTATGGTTAATGTTATTTCATAAAGATAAAAATATACTTTGTATAGCAACAAAACAGGAAACAGCAAAAAATATGGTTACAAAGGTAAAATTCATGTATGAAAATTTACCTTCATGGCTTAAAGTTACAGCAGATGAAAATAATAAATTAACCTTACGATTATCAAATGGATCCCAAATTAAAGCTACTTCAGCAGCTTCAGATGCAGGTAGATCAGAAGCAGTTAGTTTACTACTAATAGATGAGGCAGCCTTTATTGAAAATATAGGTGAGATATGGGCTTCAGCTCAACAAACATTAGCTACTGGAGGTGGTTGTATAGCATTATCTACTCCCTATGGTACAGGAAATTGGTTTCATCAAACATGGGTTAGAGCAGAAAATAAAGAAAATGATTTT